CCTACCGTATTCAACTATACTGTGGTTGATGACGGATTGCGACTGGTGGGTGACTTTGCAGGAGTCGCCCACGTCGTCAATGTTGGGATTTGGTTGATCTACCGTGTGGCGGTTTTTGGTTGGGTGTTCGTGTCCAATTATAATCTTGAGAGGCTTTACAAACTGACCTATATTGGCAACATGCATTGGGAATTGCTCAGCATGTGCTTTGGGGTTTGTCATCAGAACTCTTTTGTGCTATGCACACCGACACAGTTACTCGGGAATGACAACAGCCGCGATAGGCGATTGGTTGCTGGGCGAGATCCCGACAGACGATTGCCTTCATTGTTGCGTTATTGGGAAGTGAAGACAGGCACACTGGCGTGGCCTGTCGACAAACGCCCAACATTAAGCGATGCCCTCCCATGGTTACATGGGTTGCGGCGTGGCGCACCGCGGCGGCGAGAGACTCCAAATCTGTTGGGAAATAATTTGCAAATGTCATGGAATAAAGTTGAGAGTGAGCGCACTTACAACAATTTTCTTGATATGGACGTATACATTGATGAATCAAGAAGTGTGCTGTGTTGTGATACGTACTTGGCGAACATGTGTTCCCCGAGGAATATCAACCGCGCCTTTGATTTTGAAGTAGCACGTGCGAATATTATCCGGGAAACAAGCAGCATCAAGCACATCAATCTCGATCAAGACCATGTATTGGGATTGCATAATGTTGTTTCCGACACCCAGATGATAGCATTTGGGTTTTTGATCTTCGACAGACAAAGTTCAATTTCGGCAGCTCAGGGCCGTGAGGATTTTTGTCTGGCCCCTCGAGCTTAGCTCCCCGTTTCATTCGGGTTATGAGGGGGTATCGATCAAATGAAGTACCTCTGCCTGCTGTACCGACGCAATTGCCGGAAACTGAGGGTCCAGGATTAAAGCTGGACTCCACAACACGCGTCTCAAAATTGAGATGTGTGAATGACGCACGTAGACCCCCGGTGGCTGTATCACTGGGTCCTAGCGTCAGTGGAGTTTGCATGCCGATCCCCGATCTTCAGAATGGTAATACTGGGTTGGAAGGCGCGTTGTACCGCTTCTTGCGAGACATACCACGAAGTAAGGTGCCCAACCGGCACTTCCGTAACTTTGTCAAAATGTGGGTGAGGCACAACCTCAAACCACTGGCGGAGAATGCTGATTTAAGTTTTGAGACGTGGATTGCCACTACACCGTATGATGAGAAGCGGCGCACCGAGTTGCGCAACGCCTACATGTACATGTGTGAAACGGGCAATTTCAAGAGCCATGTCAAGGGATTTTTGAAAGATGAGTTTTACCTGGATTATAAGCACGCTCGGTGTATTAATTCTCGTCATGATCATTGTAAGATTTTGTTGGGGCCGTTTTTTCAGGCTATCACAAATACACTTTTCGATCCGGAAGTGTGCCCTTGGTTTATCAAGAAGGTGCCGCTACCCGACCGTGCGAGTTATATTTATGATATGTTATACGCGCCGACTCGTTATTATCTTTGCACTGATTACACATCTTACGAATCATCATTTACCCGCACAAAGCAGTTTGATTGTGAAAGAGTTCTGTATCAGGAGATGCTTCGGCACCACCCTTCGCGACATTTTATCATGGACCTGTTCGACCAAGCACTGGTTGGCACGAATAGGATTGATTTCAAATGGTTCACGGTGAAGGTTGAGGCTAAACGCATGAGTGGCGAGATGAATACTTCCTTGGGGAATGGTTTTTCGAACCTGATGTTCTTTCTTTATGTATGCAAAAGGTTGGGTATTACCACGCCTTATGGTGTTGTTGAAGGCGATGACGGTCTTTTTACTTTTGACACAGCGGTCGACGCGCGGGACATGGTAGTAGCCATGAAAAGCGAGTTCGTAAAGCTGGGGTTGGATATAAAAATTGACAGTTATTCCCATATCAGCCATGCTTCCTTTTGCGGAATGGTATTTGATGAAGAAGACAAGACAATAATCGGCAACCCTTTGAAGATTATTGCAAGTGTTGGGTGGACGAGTGCTAAGTATCTTTTGGCTCGTCCCACTATCAAGAATATGTTGCTGCGCTCCAAAGCGTTGTCGATGGCGTACCAGTATCCACGGTGCCCGTTGATTACTGCGCTGGCACGATCAATTTTGAGATTAACGAATAAGTGCGATGTACTCTCGTTTATCGATAAACATGGTCGCAACTTTCTTGACCTCCACCACTTAGATATTGTTAAGAATGCAGCCCGTCTTGATAAGGAAGGCAAGCTGCTCTTTGGCGATGTTGGAATTAGAACGCGGCAATTATTTGCAGAATTATATGGTTTTACAATCATCGATCAGCTCATTATTGAGCGTTATTTCGATGCACTCACCACGTTAGGTGAGCTAGACCACCCGATTCTGTACAGATTTTTCCCTCAACGATGGAAGGATTTTTCCTTTCAGTATTCTGATTTAATCCACCCCAAAGATAGGAATCGCGAGTATCCTGCTCGCCATTACCCGGCTCTCCGCCCTTTCATTCAACCAAACGATATCTTCAAACCCGCGTCCGGGAAATAGGACACCACCACGGCAGACGTG